AATTAGATGTGGATACGCAAATTGCAGAAACTTCGTTAGAAGAATATGGGTATGGGTCAACATTTTTTGTTGTTGCAAAAGGCAATAGGCCTGAAATGTTTACAAGACAACAAGACGCAATACAACGACAAAAAGCATATACAAAACAGGGTAGAACAGCTACTATTCATTTAAATAGTCCAGAAGGCAAAATTATTGCTAGTCCTGATGATACAATGCGATCACGAGATATGGAACGAATAGCTGCGTATAGTGCAAATAGACAGTCAGCAATAGACAATGAGCTAGATGCATATTTGCAGTATAAGAGAGATCAATCTATTAGAAAAGGCCAGCAAGCAGCTTTAGATAGAGCTGACGCTGAGGTATATCAATTAGGCGCTGGTAGAAGGATTAACCCAACTGATCCTGAAGATAAATTAGGTAGGTCTGGAATTGTAAAGGATTTAGAAATAGGTCCAGCGCAAGACTTTAGTTTACCTTCTACCAAAGGGCCAATGGCAACAAATAGAAGAAATAAACCTTGGGGTATGTGGGAATCAGTAGATAAATTAGGCGAACAACCTATGCCTGGTAGAGCAGCACTTCTAGAAAATATGGAAACAAGCCCTGAAAATCCCTATGAGGTTAAGCCGGGGGAGAACTTTAGTAAAGTTTTTGAGCCAGGTCGCAATAGCGGAGTTCATTATCATTTAATGACAGGTAGGATGAAAGATCCATTTTATTTTAGATTGAACCGTAAACTCTATTCAGTAAGCAGTAGAGGTGATGGTATACCTAGAGAAGTTGGTGTAGATGATAACGATCTAGGCAAAGATGTTCCAATGCCAAACTTAATTGATTATAAACCAACCACAACAGCAGGTGGTTCGGACTTGGCAGCAGGTGATTCAGACTTGGAACTTGCTAGACAATATGCTAAATTAATGGGATATGATCCTAATGATATGACAGAGATTAGACCAGTTATACAGTCCATGAGGGCAAATCCTGGTTATAGACAACTCATAATCCGAAAAGTAAGAGGACAAGGTGTAGCGGAAGCAAGTCCCAAACCTAAGCATAAGGATAGATTACCTATCTATCAGGAATCAACAAGATATAAAACTATTAATAATCTTATAAGAGAAGAATTCGATTTAGATGATTTAGATAAAAATGGTTTAAGTTTGGAAGAGAAAGATATTAAAGCAGCATTAGGTGATCAGTTATTTAATGAACTGCAAGCTGTTAAAAATGGTGAAGCAGATATAAGTGAAAACTTAAAAGATGCTTTGTTTAATTACTATAAAAATTCTGGTGAATTGCCTCCAGAAATTAGGCAAGACGAGAATGATGTTAGTGAGTATATAGCAGATAAAATTAATTCAATGAAAACAAATGATTCATCTGACAGATTGTCTGTAAGTGAAGATAGAAAAGTATCTGGTACTAGATATGGCGGTGGCGCACAACAAGATGATGAAGAAGAAGGTGAAGGGACAGACAAGAAACCAGCACAGCCTGAAGTAAAAAGAGGCCGTGGTAGACCACCTAAAGCTGGAAGTCAAAGTACTAATCCAGAAGAAAAAAGAAAACAAAAAGATAGAGAAGAAGCTGGCAAAGCTTTACAAAGTATGATAGTAGGAAATCAACCTAAAAAGTCTAAGAGTTTAGAAAAATTACCTACCACCAAACATAAAATGAAAGGCTAATTTTGAAATCTAAGTTGTTTCATGAGTTAAATTTATATCAGAAACTGTCTGAGCAAACTTCACCTGCTAATAGATACTATAGGCGTGGGAGTGCAGCTCAGGCAGGGGAAATTTCAAGAAGAGCAGAGGCTGCAAGAACGGCAGATATTAAAACTATTCAAGATTATGCAACCAGCAAAAATTTAAGCCCCCAAGAAGCATTAAATCAGATTAATTTGGCCAAAGACATACCTGTGGATCCTAGTATACCTAACGACAGACCTAGTACTGTGGATCCTAGCATAAGAGCTGCAGCTGATAGATTAGCAGGCCCTAAACAAAATTATAGACAATTTGTACAGCCTGATGATTTAATTAGTCCTGAGGTAAAAAGACAAACTAGAAATGTAATACAAGCATTGCCACCAATTATTGGTGGTCCTGCGATGCAGGTGCCTAGGTTGTTTTCTCCACTATCTCGATTAAGTCCTGCAGAACAAGCAGCAGCACAACAATTAAAATATAAAGGAACAGACTTTACTGCAGGTAAAACAGCAGCAAAAGCGGAACCTAGTCTGAAAGGTGAAGTGCCCCCAGCGGGAAAAGCGGAACCTTCATTACCTGATGCCTCTACTACACTACCCAAAAAGACCGATATAACAGTTGATATTCCAGGTTCGGGAAGTTCTACCAGAGGAAGTGGGGTAGGGGGTAGTGTAGGCACAGATATAACTGGTGGAGCAGGTGGTGCAGTTAAACCATTTAGCGTTCCAGAAAAAGACTTGTTAGGAAGAGATGTGCCTAGTTTCGATTCTACTAGTGCCATTAGTAGAGGAATATCACAAGCAAAGCCAGCCACTGGTTTTTCGGTAAGAGAGCCGGTTCAAAATAAAATAGTTTCTAGCAGAGGATATTTGGGAGGTCAAAGAGGCCGAGAAGCAGGAAAATTATTAGGATTGGGCGCATTGGGAGCAGGATATGCAGCAAATAAAGATAAAGCTGATGAGTTAATTGATAAAGTTATTGGGTCAACCAGTCCTGCCGCTACATCTACACCCCCTGCTCCTGCTGCACCTAGACCTGCTGCGCCTGCCGCTACATCTACACCCCCTGCTCCTGCTGCACCTAGACCTGCTTCACCTGCTGCACCTAGACCTGCTTCACCTGCTGCTACATCTACACCCGCTGCACCTGCTGCTACATCTACACCTGCTGCATCTGCTACCTCTGCTGCACCTGCTGCTGCATCTGCTACCTCTGCTGCACCTGCTGCTACATCTAGATCTGCTGCATCTACTGCACCTACACCTGCTGCGCCTGCTACTGCATCTGCTGCTATACCTACTACTGTTGCTCCTGCCGGTACTACACCTGTAACGAGTAAAAAGACTGTACTTCCTGCTACTGGGTCCGATGATTTTCCTAAAATACCTACTGAGCAGGAAAGAGAACAGTCTAGACTACAAACAAGAGCTAATGCAATGGCATATTTATCTAGAGGGGTTGGCATTAATCCAGAAGCTTGGGACGATAGAGATAGAGAAATGCTAGCTAAACAACAGGGCCAACTTAAAGAGATGTCAGAATTATTAAAATTAAGTGGATTGATTAAATAATATATAAGGATTTGGAGATTTAAAGTGCAAAAAAATGTAAACGATATATTAGATATTTTAAAATTAGCGGGACTTAAAGAAGAAGCTATGATGCAGGTAGTCCCACCTGGCACTCCTAAACCTCCAGCCATGCAACCAACACTTACTCTACCACAAAGTCAACCCCAAGCTACATCAACTGCATTAGGTGGATCTACACAAGCAGTTCCTGGCAGTAATGTAAAACAATCTGGCACAATGGAAGAAGAACTTCATGGCGATCAAGATAAATTAGATGTTGATGATGATGGCCGAATTGAAGGCAGTGATTTAGCAGCATTAAGAGCAGGAAAAGTTGATGAGAGATATGTGCTTGGAACATCTCCTTCAGAATTTCAAGCTAGTAGGGCCCATATGAGCCAGCAGGCATCCCAGCAGGCAAGCCAGCAGGCATCCCAGCAGGTACAAAATAACCAACAATTTCAATCAGATTTAAATCGTGTTAAATCTAGTCTATATATGCAACCCGGAGACTCTAATATATATAGTCAGGAAAGAGGATTAGGGCCCTCGATGGCATCTCAAAGACTACAAAAAAGTGGAGTTGACATTCCGGGACTAGTGGGCAATCGCGCAAATCCAGCAACAATGGATGCAGGCCCTGGAGTTCCTGACACAAATGTTTCTGCATCTGAAGTTAAAGAAGATGAAGTTGAAGAAGGAAATTATTTTGGCAATCAAGTCAGGCTTGCTAAAGCAAAAGGTTTGAAGAAAGCTGACTTAGACGGTGACGGTGATATGGAAAAAGTCAGAGAAAGTGAACAGATTTCCGAATGCGGAGAAATGGGTCCAATGGCTAATGGTATGGATAATAACGAAGGTAAAATGAATATTAGTACAAACATGAGCAGTGATGGCAATAAAAGTGTTACTGTAACTGCAGATGGCGATGCTGCTGTACAATTGATGCAACTATTATCTTTAGCAGGTATGAAAACAACACAACCTGAAGTTGAACAAATGTATGAAGCCAAAGATTCCCGTTATGAAGCAAGCACAACACCAGAAGAAAAAGTGCTACCTTTAGAAACACAGCTTAAAGGTGGCACAGGTGAAGTTGCCGGTAAAACTAAGAAAATGGTTAAAGATGGCGCTGCCAGATTCAGTGACAGTCCTATTGCAGTAAAAGAATCTGTATCATTAAGTTTTCTTAAAGAATATGAATCTTTACTTCTAAAAAAAAAGATAAATGAATCAGATAGTCCCCAGGTGCAGGATCGTTTTGGTCTAGAGCTTGGGGATTTTCTTATAGAAATGAATATAGTAAATCTAACACAAGATGGTTTCGTCTTAGAAGCGGATGAGTATGCCTATAATTATCTTAATAAATTAGGATATTTAGATAAAGAAAAAATAAATGAAGCAGAAATAATCACTGAAGGCCCAACTAAAGTTGTAGAAATCGAAGACTCAGAAACAGGCGATCTTATAGAAGTTGAAATTGAATACGAAACTTATGACGGTGAATTAGATTTCGTTAACACTAAAGTATTGAATAATCCTACTAAACAATTAAATCAATCAGAATTAGATCAAGCTGAAAAAGAACTAATTAGTCTGTTAAAAAGTCGTGCAGAAAGAGACTATGATGATTATGATAGAAACGATTATCAAAACTCTAGAGAAAAAGAATATTACAGTAAATTTCCCATGCACTATGCAGGGTTAAAAGACACATTAGAAGCTAAGTATCAAGGTCGTGAAGTTCCATTAGGCAAACCTATGCAGGGAGATGTTAAAAAATCTAAAGTGTATGTAAAAGGGCCCAAAGGCAATGTAGTGAAAGTCAATTTTGGTGACCCAAATATGCGTATTAAAAAATCCAATCCTAAACGCCGTAAAAGTTTTAGAGCAAGACATAATTGTGCAAATCCCGGTCCGAGGTGGAAGGCTCGTTACTGGTCCTGTAGAGCTTGGTGATATAATGAAAATTAAAGAAATAATTACAGAAGATAAGGTAGGCAAGATTCCTGCCAGATTACAGGATGCCACTGTTGGTTTAGATAAATTTAGAGACGATACTTTCGCTGATAGAATTTATGAACTAAATCGGGTAATGATGGCAGTTGCAGTGGCCGATGGAAAAAATAATATTAAGCCAGAAGTAGATGCAGAAAGCTGGGCTGGCAGAAATAACCTAGCATTTCCCTACACCGCCGAAGAACAAGAAATGTTGAAACAAGCTTTTGGAGTAATAGGAAGTCATTACCAAGATCTTAATAATGGGGATTTTAAAAGTTCAGAACTTGCAAGTACCTATACCAAAAGTCCTGTTGCTCCAGTAAAGAAAAACAAATATGGCGTCTAATTAGGCTCAATACCTAAGTATTTGTACCAACCTGGATGCTGCACTTTTACAGTTCTTGCACGCCATTTGTTAATTAAATGATAATGATCTGGTTTAAATGGCATACGATTAGGCTTAATTAACTTTGCCCCTTTTTTACTATTGCATGTTCGGCAAGCAGATACACAATTTTCCCAATTAGTTTTACCACCATGCTTTCTTGGTATTACATGATCAATTGTTAAATCAAATGGTCTAAAAGTATCTAAACAATATTGACATTGATACATATCCCGTAGGAATAAATTATGTCTGCTGAATTTTGCAGACTTTTTAAAAGAAAAATATTCCGTTGTGACAGCCACACTGGGGACATTTATAGTTAATTTTTCACTGTGAATTTGCCAATTATCATAGTGTTCTAATACCACAATTCTGTCCATAAACATTAATTTAATGGCATGCTGCCAACTAATAACACTAAGTGGTAATATACTGATAGGATTGAAATCTTGATTTAAAAGTAAACAGTCACTCATGTTAACACCAAATATCTTAAATAAATAATTATATACTGTTATATATATTTAAACAACCAAGTTATGTCCAAAACAATAGAATCAGTTTTAATTAAAAAACCTAATAAGAAAGAGTCTTATACTGAATTTCAAATTAAGGAATTTTTAAAATGTGCTGATCCTAACACTGGGCCAGAATATTTTCTAACAAATTATTTTTTTATACAACATCCTACTAAAGGTAGATTAAAGTACACCCCATTCGAATACCAAAACAGATTAGTTAAAACTTATCATAATTACAGATACAGTATTAGCCTAATGCCAAGGCAAACAGGTAAAAGCACCACTGCTGCAGGGTATTTATTATGGTTTGCTATGTTTGTGCCTGATAGCACTATCTTAGTAGCAGCCCACAAATATACAGGCTCACAAGAAATTATGCAAAGAATAAGGTATGGTTATGAAAGTGTGCCCGATTTTATTAGAGCAGGAGCAGTTACTTATAATAAAGGTAGTATAGACTTTGACAATAATTCTAGAATAGTAAGTACAACTACTACAGAGAATACTGGTCGAGGCATGAGTATTAGTTTACTTTATTTAGACGAATTCGCATTCGTAAGACCAACCATAGCACGAGAGTTTTGGACATCTATAAGCCCAACTTTAGCAACTGGTGGTAAATGTATAATAACTAGCACACCAAACAGCGATGAAGACCAATTCGCTGAAATATGGAAATTAGCTAATAAATGCCAAGATGAATATGGTAATGAAACAGAATTAGGTATTAATGGATTTAAGGCTTTCCGCAGTTTTTGGCATGAGCATCCAGAAAGAGATGAAAAATGGGCAGAACAACAAAAAGCTCAATTAGGTGAAGAGCGTTTTGAACGCGAAATGAATTGTAGATTTATTATTTTTGATGAAACATTAATTAACAGTATAACATTAGCAGAAATGGCAGGAATAGACCCTGCTTATAAAACTGGTCAAGTAAGATGGTATAAAAAGCCTACTAAAGGTAATACATATGTTGTTGCATTAGATCCTAGTCTTGGCACTGGAGGCGATTATAGTGCAATAGAAGTTTTAGAATTACCTAGCATGCAGCAAGTGGCAGAATGGCAGCATAATAAAACACCTATCCAACAACAAATAAAAATATTAGCAGAGATTTGTTCTGAAATAAACGATAGTATAGAATCTATAGAACACATATATTACAGTGTGGAAAATAACACTTTAGGCGAAGCAGCATTGGTAGTAATTAATGAATATGGCGAAGAAAATTTTAAAGGTATTTTCTTAAGTGAGCCAAAAAAGCAAGGAACTTCAAGAGTATATAGAAAAGGATTTAACACTACAAACAGATCTAAACTTACAGTATGTGCTACTTTTAAAAACTTAGTTGAAACCAAAAAATTAAAATTAGCCAGTAAACCTTTAGTAAGCCAATTAAAAAATTTCATTGCATCAGGAGGTAGTTATGCTGCTAAATTGGGGGAAAAAGATGATCTTGTTATGTCGTTATTGTTAACAGTGCGAATGGCAGTTTTAATACGAGAATTCGATGCAAGTTTAGATGACAGAATGCCTCAAGATGAGCAAGAATTAATACTACCCATGCCCTTTTTAATGTCTTAAGTTTAGTAAAAATTAACTAAATAATATATTATGATTACTATTAAAGAAATAGCCAAAGAAGTTTATGATAAAATAGCAAATGTTTATCAACATGGTTTTCAGATGAAAGATGAAAACGGAAAAGATACAACAAAACCCAGTGATGCTAAACTTTTTATATTTCCTTTTTTAAAAGGCCATGATTTCAGTCAGATTATGGTTACATTAAGTGACGGTACAGATGATCAACAAGATGAAAAACATAATGGAAAACTTAGTGTTCAGTATTACGAAAACATTGACAAATACTTAACACCAGCCCTTAAAGAGCAATGGAAGAATTTTAGATCAGGTTTAAAAGATATTGCAATTAGAAACCTGTGGGATTACGATGATCAAAACATCAGTAGGCCTGCTTTTACTAAAAAACCAGAAACAGACAAAACTGATATTACAATTGATAACTTAAAACACAAAACAGACATCGCGGAAAGTTTAACTGGAACTTCTAGAACAAGCTATCAAAATTTAGGTCCAGTGAGAATTATTGCTAGACATTTTAAAAAAATAGATCCTGAACAGTCTGGAGCAAGGTCAAGAAACATTGGTAATTTGTTTATAGAAACTGCTGAAGGTGAACGATTTAAATGCCCAGAAGGCACTACATTAAACGGCGCAAGAGCAATAGCAAGACATTTTAAAAATGGTGGCAATTTACAAGATGACTTTGGCCAACATATTACTACCATCATTAAAGAAATGCATGATTTAAGATTTTTTGTTAGAAATATGCGGGGAAAAACATTTGAAGATGTAGATACAAACAACATGGTACAAACTGCTATAGATCATTATGGTGATTTGCATAGAACATTGTTTAGCCTTAGAGGACAAAGAGGATATAACCAATATAAAGAACTTTGGGAACCTGAACAAGATTCAGATAATACTTTTGATTTAATTGAACTAAAGGAAAAATTTAGTAGAAAAGTGTTTGACGAAAGACTTACAGTAGCATTGCCTATTGTTGATAAATTATATAAAAAAGCCAAAAGCCGAGAGTTACAAGAATTTGAGGATTGGTCATCTGACATAATTGAAGAAATAGAAAACAATCCAATAGATAAACAAAATACTGAACAGATAAGTCAAAAAGCTGATATTGAAGAAAATATTTTTGACAACGAGGATATTGATCCTAAGATTCAAAGTATATTAGACAAAAATGGTTTTCTATACAACATTGAAGATGGTACAGTTTTTTTTGATAGCCAGGAAGAAGTAGAAAGAGCCAAAGATTTCTTTGCTGCGGAAGATCCAAACATGGAATTTCCCAAAATGGGCGTTAGCAACTATAATTATGGATTGTATGGTGCCACTACTAACGATCGAGAAATCGTAGACCAAAGACCAATGGAAGAATCTAAAAATAATATTTTGGATATGATAAAATTGGCGGGTTTAGCCAAATAGTTTGATTTCTATTTAAGAAATTTGTATAGTACTCCTGTGCATTACAAATTTATATCTTTTCATTGACATGATAAATATATTTGTTATATAATTGCAAGGTGCAGTTATATATCTAGGCACATATTAAGACCATCTTAAGGAGAAAACATTATGGCAACTTCATTGGCAGACATTAGGGCAAGACTTCAGGCACAAGCAGATCGTTCAAGTGGTACCGCAACAGTATCAGACAATGCAATTTATGCACATTGGAACATTGCAGAAAATACAATTGCACGAGTAAGATTCCTTCCAGACGCTAATCCCAAAAATACTTTCTTTTGGATTGAACGAGCAATGATTAAATTGCCGTTTGCGGGTATTGAGGGACAACCAGACAGCAAACCAGTTACAGTACAAGTTCCTTGCGTAGAAATGTGGAACGACACCTGTCCTATTCTTGCTGAGGTTCGTACTTGGTTTAAAGATCCAAATCTTGAGGATATGGGTCGTAAATATTGGAAAAAGCGTTCATATCTATTTCAAGGATTTGTAAGGGACAATCCTTTGTCAGATGACAAACAGCCTGAAAATCCTATCCGTAGGTTTGTAATTAGTAGTCAGATTTTTAACCTAATTAAAAATGCACTTATGGATCCAGAACTAGAAAATCTACCTACAGATTATGATGCTGGACTTGATTTCAATATTAAAAAGATTAGTAAAGCAGGTTATGCTGATTATAATACTAGCACTTGGGCTCGTAAAGAATCCGCACTAACTGCACAAGAACGCGAAGCTATTGAAAAGTTTGGACTTTATAATCTATCTGACTTTTTGCCTAAACGGCCTGAGGCCAATGATTTGGCGATTATGAAAGAAATGTTTGAAGCAAGTGTGAACGGTGAACCATATCAAATGAAATGGGCAAGCCATTTTAAT